TCCACCTACTGTTGCACAACTAGGAGCTTCGTAGAATCTCGGCTCCCGCATTTGTTATCGAACCCAGATGGTATCGCACTTGTCTGTTGCACCCTTTGGTGCAGCACACATATAGCCCTTCCAAGGTCCCTTGCTTGATGTTCCTTCACGGAACGCCATCACACCGTGACGGCAAGAGTTAGCGCCACCTGCTGATGCTGGTGCTGCCTGTACTGGCGTTGCATTAAATGCTTGAGCAACTGCTGCAACTGTTGGTGCTGGTTGTCCACCTGTGAACTCTGCACCTGTTGCTTTAATCAAAGTTGAAACCATACCTAGGTCGTTAAGACCTGTCTCTAGTTCCTGAACATTTGCTGCGTAAAGATTGATAAGTGTTCCATCGTTCAACTTGTAGTTGATCTGAAACTTTGTACCTTCTGTAGCCATTTACTTACCTCCGATTTGCTTTATAGATAGTCGCTGACTTTCAGCTCCTACCTTCTTAGGGACAAACCCTAATAGTTTTTCTACCTCGCTACTGTCAACTGACTCACGTCCTTTAACAGTTGTCCAACTTACTTCGATACCTGAATTAGTAGTGCCTAGCAATCCTTCAAAGGATGTCTTCAAAGAATCCTGTTGTTTTTCTAACTCTTTAATCTGTGCTGCTAACTGTAAGTACAACAGTGCATTCCTGTCAACATCAACATCATCAATGATGACATCACTGACTGGTGTAAGTTCTTTTTTTATACCAACGCATCCCATCTGCCCACTTGCGTCATAGTACTTGCAATAGAACTGACAGTAACTTGAGTCGCGTTCAGGTGCAGGTGCCTCTGCTGCCTCCTTGACAGCCGCTAGCCAACCGAGTGCCTCGATAGCAATGGACTCATCGTAGTCTTCGGTGTGAACCTTGACATCGCGTTCGTCCCCGTCCCTGGCAATTGCCACCAGTGACACTCGGTTGACCGCATAGCCGTTCTTAGCTAGGAGGTAGCCGTATAGCTGTACCTGCCATCGTTGTTGCTTTGATGGAAAGTATCCAAGGTTCTTAATCTTAGATGTCTTCCAGTCAATCACATCACCGGTGCCTGGTACGAAACAGTCAATGTGTGCCTTCATACCGTTGTATTCAACTTCAGTTTCAATCAGCACATCTGGATTATCTGCTAACGCCTTCTCGATCTCTGCGTGAATAGCAGTACCCATAATTGCAGCAAGTTTTAATTCGTTGTCATTAGTTTCAGGTTGATTGTTGAGTCGGTACCACACCTTACGTCGGCAACCGCCCACCTCTGATGGACCAATCTGTACCTGCGTAGAGCGTGAACGCTTAGCATCGCCTGCACGTAGTGCAGTCAGTAGTAAATCTTTAGGATCTGTTACTGACATCTTGTGTGATTCCAGAATAGAATGATGAACAGAATAATTCCCCAGTAAATAAGCCACTCACCCATTCTTCACCTGATTCAATAGCAGTTTCATATCTTCTTCAGATGCTTTGACAACGGATGAAACACCATCTTCAAAGCCTGTTTCATACGCCTCTTTCAAGGCGTACCCAATAGTCTTTTCCATAGCTCCTCCTAGAACCGTTCTTGGACCACCAATTGTATAGGCTTACCCGTGTTCGCATCAAGCATTGACGCAATCTCTACGGCTCTCTTGGCGTGTCGCTTGGCGTAGGCTAACTCCATATCAGGTTTGCGAACTGAATACAGGTAGCCAAGAGCGAGCTGCCCACCAGAACCAATGCCGTACGTTCCGTGATCTGCTTGGAAAAAAGAGAGATCACAAGCAATACGGAAGATATTGCCGTTAAAAGCAATGAGATAATCGAAGCCACCATCTTTGTCCACCTTGTTCCACTCGTAGTTGTTATCTGTAAAGGTACTCATAATGCTTGGGATTACTTTGCGTCCCATAAACTGTGCTGGTTCCTCGCCACGATAGAGTGGCGGTTTCCAGTTATACGAAAGGATATCACCTGGTCGTGTGTCACCTGAGATACCGATGATGAACTTACCCACCTCAACTATCTTAGGCGTACTCGTTGCTAAGGTCACGAGATTGTCCTCAGTTATCTGAGAGTCAGCTACGAAGACCGCGTAATCAATACCTTCAACAGCTGCGATGGTTGTCATACCTGAGATTCTAACACACCTACGGCGTGTCGTACCTGAGACACGCTACCTGATGTGTACAATATGAGCGATAGCGAATTTACAGTGGCCCCTTACGGGGCCGAGGCCGTAAGGCCGAGAGGCGACTGACCACAGGAAGGAGCCGTGCCGAGCATATGGTACTCCGTCTACCAATCCTGTCAAAAATCTGGGAGCGACTAAGCTCCCTCAGTACCCTGCCAGAGGTCACTGGAGCCGATTTAAGAGGCTTAGGACCAGTCCACGTATGTTCCTGTGGCTCCCAGGTATTTAATGTTATGTGCTCCTTTGAAGACTACGAGATCGTCTGGTACTTCCTTGATGCTACCTGTGTCAACTGTGGCAATCTGGTTGTAGTTCCCTGCCCTGCCGACAAAATGGCATAAAAAAAGAAGCCGCCCCGAAGGGCGGCCTCTCTTTGCCTCGCGCTGATGGGTTACTTAGACCCACGTCCGAACTCTGTAGCCTTTGGGTCTAGCCACTTGAGGACTGGACCTGCAACTGCTGCTACTGCTGCTGCTGCTAGTGCCTTTGGATCTGTTTCTCCTGCTAGGTAGAGAGCAATCACTGCTGCTACTGCTGCACGAAGATATGTTGCGAGTACTGCTTGTAACTTCTTATCCATTGTTACTCCTTTGGACTTGTTGGTTCTTTCTTCTTAGGTAAAGGCTTAACTGCTGCCTTGACCTTTGCGATAACCTTTGGCTTACCCAGCCAAGGGAACCAAGGTGAGGTATCGCCTCCACATCCTTGTTTGATGGAGATGTGAAGATGTTTTGTGTGTGGGTTTGGTCCCTTATACACACGCAGTCCCTTTTGCTTTGACCAAATCTTTCCCTTAAATATCAGGTAGTCAACTCGTGGGTCTGCTTGTAGTTTGTCAAAGATATCGTTGCAGTTAATACCAGCTATGGGATCGTGGGTTAAATCAACTGCAAAGCCTGTGTTGTGGTCAGAGTTGGGATTCTGATGGATATGCGCTTTGGACGGCAGGAGTCCATCGGATGCTTTCATACGCAATGGAACTATCGCTGTGGCCTGGCGCAGGACAGCAATGGCTGCAGGCGTGGCTTTCCTTGCAAGTGGCTTCATCGTTACTCATTTCTCTGCTATCAACTTAAACAGGTCGTCTACTCTTTTTTCTAATCGGTCTAAAGAATCACGCATACTTGAACCTGAGTTGGGCTTAAGTTCATTAAGGTAATGCTTTACTAGCCAACGGATTGCTGTGAACAATCCTCCTAGTAGTGTGGTTACTGCAACTGCAAGGGTTGCGTAATCAGATGCGCTCATTGATCGTAGTCTCCTTAGACTGAACGTATAGTGACCAACAAAGTTCCACCGTATCCGGAGAATCTCTTATCTGTTGGCGTGCGGTTGATAAAGTCCATCTCTTCAATCAGACCGAGGAATGACTCCCCAGTTCTAAAATCTTCGACGCGGATGGTGTCGCCTAGATTCTCTATTGCTTCTAGCTGGCTGATGCGGTCATAGGCTGAGCCTTCATAACCCACCTCAACTCCATAGTGGTCCTTCTCGTGGTCATAGCACATTACTGGATACTGAATCAATCGCTGACGTGGTACTGCTGGCAGTGACTTAACCTGGTATCCAGTAAAGACTGGACCTTGTGTTGTATCTGTAGATGAACGGGTAAAGTTAAACTGGAATCCTAAGAACTCAACGGAAGAAGTTGGGAAGCTGATATTGACATCGCTGATAGCAACTCCTTGTCCAAAGGAACCAATGCGGTAATAGGTGTCATCTTCTGTAATAGAATCTACAGATACAGAACCGTAGGTGTTATCTGCACGTGTCTGCATAATCTTAAAGATCTTATTCTCTGTGGTGTTATAGCGCACAAAACCTGTACGTAAGTACCCAGATGGTACCTTGACACTTGATGATTCAATCCATATTCCATCACCTGGTACTGCAAAGACAGCTCTATCGGTAGAACCAAGGAAGTCTGTAGATACTGGGTTGACAGTCTCACCGATTGCACAAACATCCCAAGCATAGGCAAAGACAAGGCTATTAGAAACTACTGACTGTGATAGATCAATACGAATTAGACCTGACTCAGTACCTTGCAAGGTTGTTACATAAGCAAATCTATCTTTGAAGGTTACGCTCTTGCACTCTGTCTCTACTAGCAATGGTCCATAACTGATGTCACCATCGGCAGATACCAACGCAACTCTTACACCCTTGTTAGTGCAAAGAACTCCAAAGGTACCAAGGTATACATCAAAGGCATTGATTATCTCACCCTCTGGTAGATCAACTACAACAGTAGGTGCATTAAGTTCTGGGAATCCAAGAGAGTTAGTAGCAGTAGTATCTAATGTAATCTTGTATAGAGATGATTGAGATCCAGCATAGCCACCAACATAGAAAGCAGCAGGTCCTTCAGATATGGTTGTCCATATCCACGATGGGTTTGGGTGTGTATAAAGTTCGGTAGGTAAAGCGTGACCACCTGAAGTGGGTGTCTTGTTAGAATCTAATTCATATAACTTTATACCTACGCCAGCTAACAAACGTTGCTTTGCATAACGCAGTGCTACTGTGGTAACTGGACCATCAAGATCGTAGATATGACCATCAGATGTAGAGCCAAAGATATTACCTCTATGAAGTTTGTCATTATCTGCAGCAAAGTATCTGGTTCCATCAGAGGTTAAAGCCATAAAATCAAGTGTGTGTGGAGCTGCTGTTAAAGTATAAGTAGTAACGGTAGGTGTATCACCGCTCATAGTGAGTTTCTTGAGATCAACTCCTTCAGTAAAGACAATTGCATCTACGTTATTAGTATTGTCTCTAGCACCAACTAGGTATAAGTTAGTTGATGCTGAAGCCCTAGCCCTAACTGTGCTGTTGAGCAGGCTAACCTGTCCCTTAGTCCAGACATCTACACCCTTAGACTCTGTGAATTGAAATCGCAGGGACTCATCTTGCTGTGGCTCAAAGAACTTGATGCCTGCTCCTTGATGAAAGGATGACTGGCTACGAGTCCACCAACCGGTAAGCGTCTGCTCACCTGGTTCTCTGGACTGGTCAATTTGTTGCTTACGATACTGCGCTGTTACGCGACGATAGGGTGTCTCATCGGATGCTCCGATAAAAAATGGATTGCTTGCAAAGGCTACATCGTATGCAACACCAGTTGCTGAAAAGTTCGTAGCACCTGCTGGGTTCGATAATGGATATGGGATTGGATCCGTAATGTCGAACTCGGTTGCCATTTATTCTCCTTTGATTATTACTGCCTTATTCTTAAAATCTAAACCTGCATACTGACCGTACTCATCTAACGTGCGTTGAGTACCTAGCGCATCTTTACCTATGCGAGCAGTAGATAAGATGTCATAGACCTCAGCCTTGGACTCAAGATCCTTGGCGTGATACTGGTCTGGATAGTCTTTCCATACGTGTCTGCGTAGGTTCTTCTGGAACACTGAACTGTGGTCGTAGTAAAGATGATAGATATATTGCTTATCTGGAATCATCAAGTCAAAGCCATTGGTATAAGCACGAGCTGCTATGAGGATCTCTTCTCCCCAGAACATAATCTTTTCGTTAAAGCCAAGATAGGCAAACTCACCGAGAGTAAAGATAAAGCCAGCAGATATAGAAGTCTGCTTGATGCCGCCTTCACTGGGTACTGCTAGCTGGCTAGGTATGAGAGTCTGCTCAAACTGCTCAGGCTTTTCTGCAAAGGAGATACTGGTAACTGATCTGTCCCAGTCACAGTGTTCTTTAAGATTGTTGTTATATGAATACGAAGAAGGGTAGGCAGTAAGCAACGGCTTCTTAATACCTTGTGCTTGCATCTCTAATATGTTACGGATGAGTTCTTCATCCCAGTTCTGATAGAACCTGGTATGTCCATCTACCTGTAGGTAGTAGTCCTGACCGTTGTATAGTGAATTTGCTATACTTCTACCAAGACCTACGCCAATGTTCTCTGGCGCTTGTGTCTCTTGCATCCTAAAGTTAGGCACCATCGGTATAAAGATCTGATGGTTTTCAATGTAACAATTGTGTACCCCAAAACAAATAACGTGATTGCCACTGCTTTTTGCTACTGCATCTATGACTGTCTTAGGTAATTCAAAGTCGTGATAGGACGCTATCTGTACAAATATAGATGCCATTACCATTTTCCTAACGGACAGGTAGCAGGCTGTAGCTTGGTCTTCATATACATAAAGCAACCGCACTGCTTACAGGTGGAGGTTAACTCCACAAGTTCTGGACAACCTTGGCAGATATTAAATCTGCGCTCAGTCTCTTCCTTTGTGGCCCTTGGTGTTCCATTGAACATATCCCAAGGCTTAACCTCATCTGACATCTAAACTCCTAACAAGGCACTTCGCCTGGGTATCCGCTAGTGGAACAGGCTACTACACAGGCTTCAGATACATCTGTAGATGACGTATAACGACCACCAACAATTGTAGTGCAGTACCAAGTTGTAGTTGGTTCTGTTGTGGTAGTTGGTGGTGGCGTTGTCGTTGGCGCAATAGTTGTCGTTGGTGGCGGGGTTGTTGGTGGTGGCGTTGTTGGTGCTAGCGTAGTGGTAGTTGTAGGCGCAGCCGTAGTGGTTGTTGTGGTTGTCACCGGTGATACATAATTACCAATAAATGCCAGTAGGTTGAGCATTAAGAAAGATCTCCAGTAGCCAAGAATGTATTAGATGCTGTGCAGATAAGAGCTGCTGTTGAGTTCTGAGCGCGTAGGCTTAGACCAGGTGTGGTGTTGATAGTTACTCCAGCACCTGCAGTCAGAGAACAAGTACCTGCACCCAGACGTGCTACATAGATGATATCTCCTGCAGCAAATCC